CTCATCAGCTTATATGATTTAGAATAAGTTGTTCTCTGGCATGGTTACGTCCATATGTCTGACGCATCCATCTTTGCCAATGATTGCTACCTTTGCCCTGATTGCACTTTCTGCAGGCGGGAACCAAATTGCTTGTAAGGCTCTCACCACCGTTTGTTTTAGCTTTGACATGATCGAGTGTAAGTTCATTAATTTCATAGTTGTTTCCACAATAGACACATGTACAATTGAAGTGCTCTTTAATAGCTCTTCTCCAAAGCCTTCTAGCATCAGGACTTGTCATGGTTATTAGGTTGAATAGATAGTGATCAGGGGTTGGTAGTAGTGGGGTCATTAATTACGAGGTTTTCTTCTTTTATGTGGTCCTTTACCACTACGGTTAGCAGAGGCAGAAGCCAGTATTACTCCTTTATGAGTATGTGAACAGTCCAAACCGTCACCTTTTTTACCTTTCTTTTTATTACATTTGTTTGCTTCTATTCGTATTTTCAGACCATGTTGTGTTTTGTTGTATGCCTTTTGTTGGTTTTTATAGTTACCATTGGCATACTTTGGTCCGCTACCTTTTACCATAAAGCCTCTGTTGTACTAGTTCTGGATCTACTTTTGGCATTACTGCTGCAAGTTTAGATAGAGGGTTGCCATCATAAGCAATACCACTAATGTCATTTGTTTTAAGCCAATCACAGGCTGCTTTTAAATCTTGGGTAGAAGCTTCGCCACTTTTGACCCGTTTAAGGAATTCAGATGTGACGAGGTTATGTAATTCGTTAAATTGGTTTTCAGTGGCTTTCTTCATTATGTGTACGCTGTTGTTTTAAGTTTGTCGTTATTTTTCTTTTTCTTTCTCTTAGCTTGATGAGTTCTCATTAGCATGAGGTCTTTAAGATTATCAAGTTCTTCTAATGTTGGTGGTTTAACACCTCCTTTCCTGACTGGACCTCTGATTCTTTTTTTTACGTCCATGTTACCCTCCTGGAAATAAGTTTTTTTTAATCAGTTCAACTGCCTTATCATCAATGGTGTTATCAGTAGATGCTGAATAAGCTTCTAGTAGTTGTATAACTAATTCCTTTACAGCAGAAGAGCTGAGGAACGCCATGAGGACTGGTTTGATAAGTAGTGTCATTTTTTACATTTAGGTTGTGTGGTTTTCCAAGGTTGATACCAAGGTTTTGGTGGGGTTGTACATTTAAGAACTTCTTTCTTTGCCTTTTCCCATGCAGCTATTGGTATAACATCACTGCACATACCAGTTACACGAGTGTAAGGTTTAAGCATAAAGCCCTTTTGCTGTAACTCAGCACATTTCAAGACTCTGACTAATTCATAATCAAGTCTCATTTTTTCTTCTTGTCTAGCTGCTATAGTCCTACATCGTTCTAGTCCTCTTTTATCAAGAGGTACCATGAAGTTAACTTGGAATCCCCAGTTCTCAGCTACTGTATAAGTTTGCTGAGTCATAGTTTCATCAAATGGAGTGGTTTGATTACCCATATAAAATGGGGAGAATGTCATAGTTGCTCCATTACAAGAGATGTTAGGTCCGTAGTGCTGTCTGGATGGTGCTCCATTATTCTGAAATTGCACTGCTTGATTGGTCACATTTCCAGTCGCTGCAGCCACGGGATTACTAACATTTCTATCACCTTCTTCAGCACGAACTGGTGCTATTGAGAGAAGACTGATAAGGAGACCGTAGTAGAAGAAACGTCTATTTCTCTGTCGATTACTTCGACTGATAAGACCTGACTGGCTGCTCTTGTTACTATCTCTAGAGAGAAAGGATCTCCAGCTGTGTGTAAAGTGTAGACCGAATCTGTATCTACTAAACCTCCTGATGAGGCTGATGTATGGGTTATGTTTTCCCCACTCCATTTGTTTAATGCAGACCCATAGGTGGTTGTCGTTATAACCTCTTCTATATCTTGGGTCGTAGTTGTTGTACTGTTCATCGAACCCTGGGTGAAGTTTGGGGTTACTAATTCTGCTCTTGCTACCGTAGGTGATGCCAGTAATAAGAGTACTAGCCATTTCTTCATGTTTCCTTTTTTTCCTTTTTACTATTACCGTTGCTACCAGTAGTCAAACCAAATGTCGCTAAAGCTCCTGTAAAAACAGAAGCTGGAAAAGTTATATCCCCACCTGGGCTTTTCTTGATCATAGGTATTTCTACGTAGTTTAACGTAATGATAAATCCGCTCCAAACTACAACGCCAAGTCTGACAAATGTACCAAGAATTTGGATTTGGTGTTCTTGATCCTCTGCAGCATCTTTCAGCTTTCCGAGGAGTCCTTTTTTTTCTGCCGCTGTTCCTTCCATTTATTAACTTTAGCTTGTAGTTGTTTTTGAACTTTCTTTTTAATTGGTTCAAATAAAGTTTGAGTAACCGAAGTAGTAGCTACTGCTACCACAGCTGTTGTTACAGCAGTAACCACCACAGCAGTTTCAGGTATTGGCATTTGAATATCCAATACAGGTATTTGTAACTTAGGTGGTTCTGGTTGTTCTGATGCTTCCGCTTCTACTCCTTCTGGTGATTCCAAATCACTCGGCGGTATAACCATAGGTGTATATGATGGTATCCGAGCTGTGGGTGGTTTGAACTCAATACTCATTGGAGGTAGAGGTTCAGGAGCAGTAGGGACTCTTATCCTACCAAGGTTTACCGACACCTTGAGTTGGAGTCTTTTGTTCGTTCACACCGTTCTCTACAGCTGTTTCAATTGCAGCTACAGTACCAGCTTTATCTGCATCAAGTTTTTCTTTGACCCATTTCAATACTGTTGCTTCAGTCAAGTCACCATACGGTACAAGAGTGTCAGGCTTAGGAAGATCTACTTCACCAGTTGCTCTGAATTTATAAGTACCATCCTCGCCGTTCACGCGATAGATCACTTTATTTACATACCCGTCTGCTAGTTCGCGTTGGAGGGTGTTGATTTGCCAAGTTTTTGTTGCCATTTTAAGGTGTATTTGATTTGTTTGCTATTAAGAATGCTTTATAGTCTGCTTTGACTTGTGTAGTCCAGGCAGCGTTGCAGATTGCCTGAACGTCGCTGTCCTCCCCCGAAAGCGAGGTCTCAATTAAATTGTCACTTGCATCAAGTGTTCCAGGTAATAATGTATATCTACTAAAGGTACGGGTAAGTTCCACACCATCTTTTTTAATGATTGTTGCGTTTCTTACCTGTATGTTCCATTTATTGACGACCTCTATTTTGTCGTTCTCTTGTGTTTCTGTTAATGCCATTTAGGGACGTTCTCCGAACGTGACAGGTTTATGGCGTAGTTTTAAGACGTGCTAACGGTCTATAGATTTATTGACACTTATATGTCAATGTAAATTGCATTAATTTTGCATCTGTAAATTGGTTTTTCTTCAAAGTTGACCAACCTACAGCATAGCCACCATTTAATCTGATGGTTGCAACAGCAGTAGCATCGCCAGCCGCAATAGTCGTTTGTGTTACATCAGTTGCTAGAGCAAAACTATTACAAGATGCTGCACCTACCCATGCACCATCACCTCCAGTTGGTATGCCGGAAGTAGCAAAAGGTAATGTGAATTCTAAATTTGTACTTGAGTCAGTTGAAGTCTCATCACTTTGTACATAAGCCCCACAAGTAACCATGTGCCCAACCTTGACGTACCAACCTTTGTCATAATTATCGTGTAAATCTACGTTGCATTTGCTACTTGATAAATCCCATAAGCCCTCTTCATAGTCGTCCAATATGTTTGAACTTATATCTGTACCTGTTCCGTAAGCATCGAAGCTAATACCGTGACCAGCAGGGAATTTTAGATGACCATTCGTATCAAATTCTGCTGCCTTGTGGCCTGGCCTTAATCTAAATACTATTCCTCTGTCAGTAGAAGTAGAATTAGAAGCAGAAATAGTTAACGCCCAAGGGCTATCACCAGATGATTCAATATAAGCTTGCGTAGCAGCGTCAGCATAATCTCCGAAATACACCCTTCCATCATTGTTGATTCGTAATCTTTCTACACCATCAACGTTAAATCTGAGATCACTACCACTTCTAACATCATCAGGATCGGCACTTAACGCAATATTTCCATTAGAACTGCTTGTAATAAGAGCATAAGATGCACCATTAGCTACATCTGAGTCTTCTAATCTTATTGTTGCCCAAGAAGATGCTATATGAAGATCACTACTAGGATTTGTTGTACCAATGCCTACGTTTCGATTACTTCTTTTTATATTTAAAACATTGTAATAATTGTTTGAATACTGACATCCAAGCGTGAAAATAACATTATCTGTTGTTCCATCAGTATTGAAACCTAAGAAACCTGCCGCACCCGCTGGGGATGATGGATGACTTAATCTTAATAATCTTGAATTATTTGTTGAATTATGTAAATCTAATAAGTCAGTAGGATCAGCTATCCCTACCCCTATATTCCCATCTGATGCGATGCGGAGTCTTTGTCCAAAACTACCATTAGCTCTAGTGTGGAACGTAAGACTTCCATCCTCTGTTCCATCTGTGACATCATCTAAATAAGATCTAATCTGTGCATAAGTAGTTTCGTTACCTCCACTATCATTCCCTTTAAAACTTATTAATCCAGAAATATCATCATCTGCTGGAGAAGAGGAATTAGCATAAAGTTCTATATAAGCTCCATTAGCATCAGCAGCACTACTTTCAAATCTTGCAGTTTGATAATCAGAACTTACACAATGTAATTTATTAACAGGATCTGCTGAACCAATGCCTATATTCCCGTCATAATTTATTCTGAATTTTTCATCTGCAACAATATCTAATGAACCAGTGTCAGCACCAT